CACAAAGGCATACAGCAGCATCAGCAGCCAGGCCAGCCATGACACCAGCGGTTTATGTCTGGAATCACGACGACGATAAAAAAAGAGCGTCAGCACGATAACCGTACATAACGCCACATTCAGCAATCCGGGAAGGTTACTTAACATTGCCGCCTCCTCCACCCCGCAGGCGGGAGAACAGGCCGGACACCAGCGATGCAATATCCTGCTGGTGGATGAACGAGAGAATCTTCACCGACACCACTGACACCAGTACTGCACACAATGCGTCAACAGGTGCACCGTTAAACTCTGTGTGCTTTACCAGCCAGGATGCCAGAACCTCTGCCCCCAGCACGCCGATAATGAACGACACCAGAAAATGCGCCGCCACACGCCAGGCTGAAAGCGCCTGCGGCATCGTTGCCACAAATAACGCCCCGGCGAACGCACCAAACACAATCCCGAAATCCGTTCCGGTAAACAGCCCGAATACCGTCGCCCCGCCGAGCGCCGCAGCCGTGCCGGAACCGGATAAGGGTTCAGACATACATTTTTCTCCTGTAAATAAAAAAGACCACCAGCGAGCCATAAAAAACTGCTCACATTACCTGTAGGTTCATCTATTGATATCCTTTACGCTCTTAAAGATGGGACTTTACTGAGAATTAGTTAAATAAGGTGTTTACTGATTTATTAAGTCGCTAATCACCAGCCTGGCATCATAAAAACTTACACTATCAATTATTTCCCTGTTATCTCTGTCCCGATTGACACCTCTCAGAGAAAAACACACGGTAAGTAACGAGCCAAAGGCACTAATGCGGTCTCTTACACTTACCTGGGGCACTGGCAAATCAGGAATAACCCCAGAATTTGATTCGGTCCTCAGACTGACATAACGAGCATTAGATGTGCCAACCCCATCAGTAACAACACTATTAAATCTGTCGTAATTTAACTGAACAGCTTCAACAATGTTTTCAGTAGGTATCATCTCAACAGCAACTAATTCACTTTGCTCATGCATCATTATCTGTTCAAATGAGTTAAAACTCACACCCCTGCGTGATAAATATGAAACAGATGGAGCAAGACTATAAAAATTTTCATCAGCCCTGATACGATATCGATACATCACTCCATGAAACAATGAGCTGGAATAATACTGGCGAGCAATATTATATGTTTCGTTAATATCTGATGTTGTGGCTATAAAAGCACTGTCCCGGCTACCTGCAGCACAAGAGTCTCCCCTGATGTGTTGCTGAAGATTTCTGTTTGATCCATGTGCGGTGAATCCATCTCTGAAAATAACATCGGGAGGTCGGGAATCAACTCGATAAACAAACTCTACAGCATGTGAAGTTATACTAAAAAAAAATACAATCAATGAAATTAATTGACATATAGCTTTATTCATAGTACGAAGGACCAAAGCATGTGTTATTATTTGCGCATGTGGATAAGCCTACCAACGCATTTCGTGTAAAAACGGAATAAAACTTATCGTATGTCCATACATTGCTCTTAACATATAATCTTATTTTTTGTCCGGTAGAGTAAAAAAATCGAGCCTGTGAAAATAATGTCTCATAGGAATGCCCCCAAATGCTTTGCTTTTGAATGGAACATGCAGATATGGTTTCATTGTTATTAAGTTGTGCTTTTATACAAAAATATGGACTTTGGTCAATTTGTCCAACATGCATGTCTGTAATCACAGCATTAGAGTAGAAATCATTTGCCACATCTCCTGTCCATTCAGCCTTCACAGCTCCGGAAAAGAAAACGAAAGTAGTAAGTAAGATCGAGAGAACTTTTTTCACACACTATTCCTGCAATATAATATCAACACTAAACAATCATTCACACATATTCATAAAACTCATTAACGCACCCTGGCAATTTTGACTTCATAGTCATTATGATTCTCGGTGTTAAATATAATGAATCGTGCCTCTTCTGGAGCAAAACTTTCCGACAAAACAAGACGATTATTATAACGAGCAAGAACGTAATACCAAGTATTCTCATAGTGGATCGTCTGATATTCCCTCTTAAACTGGGGTTTATACCAACCGGCAATAAGAGAGAATGTCCAGAAATAAATCATGAATCCAGCCATAATAAACTCAATTCGGTGATGGCGAATAAAAGACACTTCCGAAAAACATTTGACTGAAATAAGTCTTCTTCCTGACCTGACAAAAAGCGTAATTGTAAAGGCAGCAATAACACAAAAAAACAGCACATCTGGCTCAACGTGCTGATGAATTACCGAAAACTCCAGAACAGGCGGAATAAAAAGCAGCAATATTGCCAGAAAAAGTCTGATAAAACTCAAATTCTGTATATTGTTTTTTTGTTTTATGCCTAAAAAGAAAACAATACCTACTCCCCATCCAGTCAGGAATATTGCGATCACAGTAACAGCATAAAACAGGCTTCTGGCCACATCATCAACGCCAGCTCCCACTATCCACCATGGGAAACCATAGTAGAAAGAAGTTCCCCAGCCATAAAAGTAAGCACTCCCCCACCCAAGACAGCCCATATAAGCGATAAAAAGTGAGGAGTTTCTGAGCAGAGTATTGTCGTTCATCGCCATCCCTGTAACAACTTAAAAACATTCACTCAACTTACATAACAAACAAGAATCCACATAGTCAAGGGGTTTCAGGGCAGGAAAAATTCATTGCGCAATCACCATCACATTTAACGTACCATCTCGCTTTTCGGGTACAAAAAACCCGCTCAGCGGCGGGTTTAAGCTATGTGGCAAAGTAACCACTCTTAACAGGATATTCAATTTTTTACGATCGTAAAGCGTCGTGTGATTTTTTTCTTCTCTCAAAGCTGCATCAGCCTTTCCACCAGTTGCTCTTTACGGGCAACTATCCAGCCGCGTTGTTCCAGATAAAATTTGAACCGTTCAAGAGTGCATACCATCGCATCGGCGGGTACTTTTTCCGTGAAGTAGACCTGACCGTGTTTATCGAAGTGGATCAGCAATGCGCATCCATCATTTTCGGTGGGGGTGTTTTGTGTTGCTGGTGGCTGTTTCTGGCTGAAATAACAATCTTCCAGTTTTTCGAATACCTCCCATGCCTGATCGGTTTCCAGCATTTTTGCGTGGCGGGCTGCTCCGCGTTCTGTCCAGAGTATGAGCGAGCGGGTTTTGGGAGAGATGGGATTTTGTGAGTGACTTAAAGTCACCCGCAAATTCTTTAGTTCATCACCAATCACTTTGTAGAAGTGCTTACCTTCATAAAAACGCTCTGTGTTACGCGAATAATTCTTTTTGATGTTATCTGAATCTGTACCGTAAAGCTGTGCCAGTAACTCGGTAGTGATAACGGGAATTTGGTTGTGTGTAATTGGGGAAAGAGTTTCGACAGAAATCTGGGTGGTCATAACGATAACTCCGTACATTTGGACATTATCGCCACCGTCAGGTGCTAATCATCGTGGTGGCGAACTGTGCGGGGTTAGCACTACCGGGTACGGAAACCGGCGAGCCTTTCGGCTCCCCCACACAGCCCACCATAAATCGCGAATGTGGCTGTGCAAACGATATGAAAAAAGACGCGGGCGCGTCTCATATCGCTCCGTAAACATCCGGGGTGCTAATCCCGACAACCGATTTTGCGGTTGCGTCGGAAATATAGCCCCGGACAATGTGTCTGGTCAAGCACCTACATAATTCGTTCTACGTATCTGTCCATCTCCAGTCGAATATCAAGCATCATCAACATGCCATCAATAACTCCTTCCGCTTTCTGCAGGCGCTTGCCAATACAGGTATCCGAACACCCATGCTTTCGTGCCAGCCCCATAAAAGTCATTCCACCTACGTAATAATCCACCAACAAATCGTGCAAATCCTGATTTGTCTTGTTCAACCGGGCCATACAGCCACAAATTATCATTGCATCATCATCAGAACACTGAGGACGTGATTTCACTTTCGGCGGAATTAATCCTTTAAAACCAGCAGCGATTGACGCCCAGGACACATCTTCGTGATTGTTTGCAGCCCATGCCCCCCACCGCTCCATAACCTGCTGAATATCACGCGCCATCGTTATCACCTGTAAGTTCGTAAATCTTCACGCCCAGCCGACCACCAGGAACGGACTGACCGCGCACAATATTAATTTCATCAAACTGCTCGTCGTCTATGAGTAGTCCGGCATGCGTCAGTGCATCCAGCGGTGCTTTCAGGATATTGTCCAGATCACGACGGCGCTTATCCGGTGGCTCTGCAATAATCTTTATCGCCAGCCTTCCGGACAGGTTTAATTTCAGTCGCTGCTGGCGAACAATTAGCGCCACATCACGGCGATAACGCTCACCGGCTTTTGATACAAAATATGTGCTGCCACGACGTCGCCAGTAGGTGTTCACCGTTGGCGGGTAAGGCAAAACAAACTCTATACGCATCAGTAACCTCTTTTACCCGAGCACGCCGGTTGCAAAGGCGTGATCAAGAAAACGAAAAATTAAATCAACCTGGGAACCATGCTTTTCTTCGAACGCCAGCGGATCCGCATGAAGCTCGTTGTGATGCTCCCGACACAGCGGTAGCGTGAAAATATCGTGGGATTTTGTTCCCATTCCGCCCTGACCATGACCAATCAGGTGATGGGGATCGTCGGCTGGCTTACCACAACACGCACACGGCTGTGTCTTCACCCAGCGCGTATATTTCTCATTTACCCAACGGCGACGTTTAGGTCGCTTCATGAAAGATTCCGGAGACTCCGGATCAACGGCAATGCTGACCACCGTCTTTTCCTGTGGTGAGTTCTGTTGCTGGTGGACGTGAGGCGGTAACACAATATTTTTTGTGCGCTGCTTCAGTATGCTGGTAGCTGTCTGCTCTCCCGGTATGATGTCGCTTTCACTGTACACAGAGCGAATTTTTTCCGCCGGTAATCCCAGAGAACGACGTAATACTGCCTCCGGAAGCGCGTCCGCCACCTGATTGCAGACCGACCACCAGGATAATTCAGCCAGCGATAATTCCCGCTCTTGTGTGCCATTCATTGCGTGACGGATGACGTCAATCATCCATGCTGACAAGTTTTGGTGAGCAAGTTGCCCAAGTGATTCGGATGTCTGGTCACGCAACTGGTTGTCGCAGTGCCAGCACAATACCATCGCACCGGTACCGTAACGATGCATAACGGTTTCACTGTGATGATAGTCACCATGAGGCCACTGGCAGGATTTGACATGACGCAACAGCCAGTCAGACAGTGCACCAGCGCCGCCAGCAGCACGAATCACCCGCTCATCGCTGAAAAATGGCAGTAATGATTTATCCTCCGCCAGCGGCTGGCGAACGGCAGGAACGACTCCTGATGGCAGACCTCGCATGCTTTTTGGTTCCGGTTCCACCAGCACTCGATGATTATGAAATACCCGCATGGATTCACGGCCCGGTTTTAGCACCACCAGCCCAAGTTCCGGTACCGGAACAGGTCGAAGCAATACCCGCACGTTACCTCCAGATGCGTTGCTGGAACGTGTGGGACGGACGCGGTGGGCGTTCGGAATAAGGGAGTCTGACGTAGATTATCCAGTGACGATAATCGAGGCTGAGAGCTTTCCTAAACTCATACCCACGTCTGCGATAGTTCTGAATCAGCCACTCGGCCTGCTCTTCAGTGCAGGGGTCATGCTGGTACCAATCAGATTTAAATGCGTAAGAGTGCCGCCCGTGCCTGCTGGCAAAGGCGGCTGAATTATCAGAATTGTGTAGTCTGGAATTTTGCGCCATCGGCTTTCTCCGGTGGCACAGTGTTACTCAACAGGGGTTCAGCCCTGCGCTGAATTGTAGATGAATTCACTCATCTTCAAAAGCAGAAAAACCAGCCTTAATCCCAGCCTCTTTCAGAGACGGCAACGATGTGACAAATTCATTTGCACGCAAAATAAAACCATCCGTCACAAGCCCATCCACAAAATGAATTAACGCAGCTCCACTCTTCCTTTGTTGAGACTGTAAACATTTAATACGGCAGTGGCTGACAATAGCGCCATTCTCAACGAGCACAGTATAGAGGCCATCTTCACTAAAAATTTCACGTAATTCTTCGATTTTCATCAACAGAATCCTTCCAGATAAATAGCACTCCCCTGTTCGGGGTCCATCCCTCTTCTCCCTGCGCGCTACTTAAGTATTTTTGATTCTATTCCGGCACCATCCAAAACTTCAAACGCGTTGAAAATAAAAACAAAAACCCGCCGAAGCGGGTTAAGTGTGGGTGCATTGAGGATACCTGACACATCAGAGGTGGCGGGAGATTTCTCCCCCGCCAGGTCTCTTACTCCTCAGGTTCGTAAGCTGTGAAGACAGCGACCTCCGTCTGGCCGGTTCGGATTCGTACCTCGCAGAGGTCTTTCCTCGTTACCAGTGCCGTCACTATGACGGTTAAACAGATGACGATCAGGGCGACTAACATCGCCTTTTGCTGCTTCATAGCCTGCTTCTCCTTGCCTTTCGGCACGTAAGAGGCTAACCTACATGTGTCTAGCATGAAATTGGCCTCAGATTAATGTTAAGCGTCTTGCAGGACGCGTAATGTTAACTGGGGCTTTTCTCTATCTGCCTTTTGGTGTTCATGCCTGAGACAGATAGCCTCAAGCACCCGCTGCAATTCTACTTAACTCTCCTTTTCCCGCAAACCGTTTTTATCCCCAGCGGCAAATCGAATACGCCACCAGTGCTACCGCCATCGCAATTCCTACCGTTGTGAATGCTTCAGGCCAGGTCATCGTAAAACATCCTCCACGCTTATCAGTCCGTTTCGCTCCAGATAGTCCATCGCTTTATCCGGCAATTTGCAGCCCGGTTTCGCTTTCTTCAGTTGCCAAGCTAACCGCTTTACCAGCATGGTTAACTCGTCGACCAGACGCTGATATCCCACTGGTTTGTATTCATGCAATTTACCAGCTGGCTCTGCTTCCAACGATGCAAGTGCAATTTCATAAGCCCGGCGCTCAATATTGTCTCGAACGTCCAGGCTGCCGATGCGCTCTTTGATTTCTTTAATCATTTCTTTGTCGGTGAACGTTGTCATGTGTTAGTCCTTGGCCTGTATCTGCTTCTTAACCAGTTTGCGTAGATGTGCCACAGCCATAGAAAGAGTTTCCACCGCTCGTTTATCCAGCCGTGGGGACAGAGACACCAGTTCGTTTATTGCGATCTCAATGCCCGGTGCCTGCACTGTGGGAACTGGCGGCACACGATACAGCGGAATTACACGACGCGGGTCTGCGTATTTATCTGGAGGACAAGGTAATAAATAACCTAAACCAATTTGCTCAACATCTCGCAGTTCCTCGTCATCAGTCCATGCAACTGGCTCTGCTACCAGCGATGCCAGTGCAATTTTGAATAACTCGCCCTCTACCCGTGCCATCCCTGAATTGGGGTGGCATTTCGCAATCGCTATTTTTAATTTGGCTTCTTCGATTAATTGCTCTTTGGTTAATTCAGTCACTTTTCATTACCGCCCTTTCAGGCGGCCTCCCGATGTTCTGAGGGTGCAGAAATCCCTCCGGTTAAGGATTAAATTTTATTTACAACACTAAATTTAATTATTCAGGCGCGCGAATCTGTTCTGCACAATGCAACAATGCTTCTGTCACTTCCTTAAGCGTTACGGTATCGGCATCATCCAGTCCTGCAACTTTTGCGTGCCTGACAAACGCCGTGCAAAGGTCGTTAAGCGCCCCCGCTCGAACATCAGCCAGGAAAGCGTCAGCAGCCGGAATTTCAGTAATCCGTCGTTTCATCCGTTCTATTGCATGATTGAATCCGAAGTCTTCAGCAAGAGATACGTCATCCATATTGTCATTGTCAGCATCAATATCCCGTAGTTGAGGAATTGCAGACTTTATTCCCGCATTCTCCACCGCCAGTGCCGCAAGATTAGTCTCCAGCTCTGCAATGCGTTTGCTTTGGGCTTCCCGTTCAGCCAGCAGTGTCAGCACGGTAGCTGGATTGGCTGCAGCGATGAATTCAGCATTGGACTGCTGTTCCATTTGGAAATCTTCATCGAAACCGCTTTCTGGATGCGCTCCTTCAATTCTGCAAACAGGAATATATCCAGCAACTTCACGATGAATTAGTGCATCATCACCATCAAATCGGCCCTTTCCATATTCGAGCGACCACTCGCCACACGTTGCTTTTTCTGCCTTAGCACGTAGTGCCTGATAGTCAATCTTGCTCACTCTTCATCCTCCAGGTCGGCAACGGCGTCCATCACATCAGAACCGCGAATAACCTCAAAAGCACGGCAGGCCATTTGAAATACCTGTTGCTCTTGCGGATGCGGTGATTCCCAATATTTGAATCCAGGGCGATGCGCGTACCCCATCATTGAATAAAAATCACCAGCAAGCTTAATCGCGGCATCGACAAGCTCTCTGTTAGTCATTCTTTTTCCGCTCACTGGTTGCCTCCGCTTCCCACGTTTTCAGACTTTCACCACAGAACGGGCAAAATGAAACTCGAACTGGTAATTTAGAAAATTCACCGGAACGCAACATCACCAAATCAGGTCCGCGAGTTAAACTCTCATTCCAGATTTTGTATATCAGCAGACCTTTTCGCGTCGTGTATTCAGCATCATGCTCAAGGGATTTTGCCAGTACCGTACACGGTTCTATCTTGTTGCCATTAACCTGGCATTTTGATTCACTCACCGCACCACCTCCTGAAATTTCCCCTGATAAAACGCCAGCACGCGCTGCATAACTTCGCTCTTCCTGCACTCGCGACAGATTATGTTCAGACGCCTGTCGTAGCGGCGTATTTCTCCGTCTGGTAATGACCAGATAAGGTCAGGATCAACCACAACCGGTTTCTTCACCTTTGCCCTTGATAGTTTTTTGCGGGCGTTTTGCCAGTCTTTACGCGCCTGCTCGGACGGGAATAATCCGTAGCCTGAATTGTAAACATCACCACTGGCGACCAGTTCTCTGGCGAGAGTGCTTATGTAATACCTTGATACACCGGTTTTAGCCTCCAGTGCCCGTAACGTCTCGCGACCGCTCAGACGTACAAGTTCAACAACCTGCCCTTTAATTTTTTCTCGCTCTTCTTGTGTAAAAATTTTTGCCATAAGCGCCTCCGGCAATCACTTTTCCGACACAATACGACTGGAGGAATCAACAATCTGTCGAACAATATCCCGGTACTTGTTCAGCTCCCGCAGCGCGGCACAGACACGCTCCCACTTCTGGACATGATTCTTCGCCCGCCGCAGTTCGCGGTTTGCCATATGCAGCGATGGCAAAATCAAATCATCAGCTCGCGTTTCAGTAAACGATGGCAGCGACTGCACAATGTCCGCCACAGTTTCTGTTTTAATTTCTTCCAGTGTTACAGCTTCCTGTACTGGTAACGCAACGCCTGCTGGCTGAGGAAAGGCCTTACCATCAGTTTCCGCTACCGATGCTGCTTTCGGCTCTGCTGGTAAATTATCGCCCGGTATGCAGTAACGAAATTTACCGCCCTGATTTACGCGAATCAGACGACCTTTGCTGATTGCCATTGCCAGCGTTGAAGCCACTTTGCGGGATGTGGTACCGAACAGCGTAGCCAGTTCATCCGCCGTTTGTGGTCCACGTTGTTCAATCGTCGCAGTTAAATCGCTCTCTGAAATTTTCGCGACTGTTGCCGTGGTAGTTTCTTCCGGCAGTTCTGCCGGCGCTGGCTGCTCCTGCTGAACGTTGTTATCAGCCACACGCCAGGTGTTTACGCTTTTATCAACGAAGCCAGACTTTTTCAGTTCCCACAGCTCGTTCAGCACTTCTTCACGGCTGATATCAAGTCGCGCAGCGAGTTCTACCGACGTGGCTTTTCCCATTGCTTTCAGTGCGTCAAAAACAGTCTCCATTAAAATTTCCTCCCGGTAAAATTACTTATCAACTCAAACAAAACCAGCCGCTTTCCGGCGTTCATATTCCTGTTTCAGCAACTCAATTGGCGTTGGCCCCGACGGGCGTTTGGGTGCCGCCAGTTGTCGCCGGACTGGCGGAACGCTCAGGCCGTTACCTACATGCTTTGCCCATTTCGTCAGCTGCCGTTCTGCAAGCCGTTTTAATTCCCCTTCGGTCATCTGGCGCTCAATCCCCTTTGAACGCATCTCGAGGCAAATGTGATACAGCACAGGCTGAGACCACGGGTACTTATCACTTCCGTCGTATCGCCAGGACTCATTGCGCCAGCGGCGGTACTCCTCCATCACAGCATCCACCGTCAGACCGAATGGATTGGCTCCGCTTTCCGAAATCAGCGCCACAAACTCAGCCAGGTCCGGGGGCCATGTTTCACCCGCCCGGCAGCGGTCCATGCACTGGCGGCAGACCTGCCGGATTTGCTGCTCAGTCATCGCACCAATCTGTGCAATCCAGAGCGTCGAAGGTGCGGCCCCGTTCTTCTGAGTCCAGCGGTTCGAATAAACCTCCCCCATGAGCTCCCACAGCTTCCACGCCGTTTCCGTCGCTGATAAATCCGTTTTCACGTTCCCACTGCTCACGTGCTGCCCGAATTTCCTGAACTGCCCGTGATGCGGTGCCACCTGGTGCTGCTGCATGGTTTACCCCCTTGCTGACTGGTTTAACCTGCGCCCTGACGTGATTTACGTGACGGGCGAATTTCTGCTCCCACTGAATCTGCGTAAACACTTTCCTCTCCGCTGCCCAGTAGTCCCGGAAGGCGGCAAGTTCAGCAGGTGTAAATTCTGTCTCCGGCAAAGCCATCCCCCACAACGCAGCCCGTCGTCGAAAATCACGTGACGGATACCAGCTATCGGTCATCGGAAATTTCCCGATGGGTTCGCTCAGGCCTTCCAGGAATACAGGGGGTGGTGCCTGTAACGACAAAACTTCCTGCTCACTGGTCGGAGCACTCTCGCGTGCGTTATGTGTGGGGTTTAGATCTTTGGATTCCTTTGGGTTCCGTGATCCGTTTTTGGGTGTCTTTGATGGAAAATTTGGGTGTCTTTGGTTATTTTCCATGCAGCTAAGAGTTCCGTTTTTGGGTCTGTTTTGTGCTGAAACATAACCATTTTCGGTACTGTTTTTATTAACAGCACCAATTTTACTCACCTTTAAAGACTCCCGTTTTTGGGTGTATTCAGGCTCGGCAACGCTTTCTTCTACACCGATAAGTCGGTACACCACGATTTGCTTTGTTCGGCCTTTTCTCTCACCGGTATCAACAATTAACCCAATCTCCATCAGGTGTCGTAAGCTGTCCTGCACAGTCTTTTTGTTCAGTTCCGTTACTTCTGCCAGTGCAGATACAGACGGGTATGCACACAAATCGGCACCGCACATATCAGCAAGCCAGGTCAATACTGACTTACTGGATGAACTGCCGGTTTTCACCTTTTTAGCCCATCGTAGTGCATCGATACTCATACGAACCCCTGGCAGACATTTGTTTATCTGCAAAGTAATATTGATATTGCTGACGATACGCATGCTTGAAAGCAATGGCTTTTTCTATAAGCTCGTCAGTCTCACGTTCCACAACAGATGGATCCGCAAAAAGCAGCCCGGACTCCACCACATCGCCATATTCTTTGTTTAACCCGGCGATCATGTACGTAATGCTTTTTCCATCAGTAATTTCACAATACAACCTGAAATCGCTGATCCGGATAGCCTCCATAATTGCCGGAATCAGCGCCGTGAATTTTTCCCGCTTATCCCTGGTATCAATAGCTTTCCATCGTTCGAATATCTTCACCCGGTTGACGCCCAGCGCCCGTTGATCAACCGCGCCATCATCAAACGTGACGCGTTGAACATCGATGTTCGGGCGTTCTTTCAGAGCCCAGAATGCTTCCGTGATTAATATCGTCGCCTGCTCCTGTGTCATTCCTGGTCGGCATACCCATGCATCCAGAGCCTCACGAGCCTGTTCAGGAGTGATTTTCATTGTTCAACCGCCCCGCCCGCTTTGCCTTACGATATTCGTCATAAACTTTGGGGTCGTACTGAAGTTCCCCGCCGGATGCCTCTTGCAGGCGGATCGCGCGACCTTCAGGAACCAATTCCCCCCATTGAGAAACAGCAGATGGATCAACACCAGCAGCTTTCGCTACTTTGGCTTTCGTCCCATAAAAATTAATTACGTCTGATTTAAACATCACCCCTCCAAAGTTGAGTTTTCTCAATAGTAATAACTAAAGGAATCTCAAGTCAAGGGTTATTAAGATATCTAAATATGAACGAGAAAACTTTAGGTCAACGAATTAGAGAAAGACGCAAACAGGTTGGTTTAAGTCAAAACGATTTAAGCAAAGCTGCTGGCGTATCTGGCTCATCAATTTCACTATGGGAAAGCGACCATACAGCCCCGCGCGGGCAAAATTTGCATCGCCTGGCTGAGGTATTGCAATGTTCACCAACTTGGATACTATTTGGTGACGAGGATAAAACACCAGATCCACCAGTTGCACTCAACAGCGCCTTAGACTTATCGGAAGATGAGTTGGAGATATTGCGATTGTATCGCGCACTTCCAAAATCAGAGCAGCAAGCACAAATCAGCGAACTCCGTGCCCGCGTTGAGAATTTTAATCGCCTGTTCACCGAGCTACTAGAAGCTCGCAAACGTAACAAACATCAATAACCCCCTTCACAAATTTTAAAGCCTTACATTTCAATGTATTGGCTTTATTTTGCATTAAATATTGAGTTTTCTCATTAAAAATTCTTGACCAATTTTAATGAGGAAACTAAATTATCATCCATCAAGACACCGCACGGTGTTCTCAGCAAACAGTTCCGCTACCCCGGCGTTAAGGGGAAATGAGGTCAACATGGATACTATCGATCTTGGCAACAACGAATCTCTGGTATGTGGCGTGTTTCCCAATCAGGACGGCACATTCACCGCCATGACGTATACCAAAAGCAAAACGTTTAAAACCGAAGCTGGCGCACGTCGCTGGTTGGAAAGAAACTAAGGTGAGTGATATGGATTTCGACACAATCATGAAAAAGGCTTACGAAGAATACTTCGAAGGCCTTGCCGAAGGCGAAGAAGCTCTCAGCTTCAGTGAGTTTAAACAGGCGCTTTCCAGTTCGGCAAAATCTAACGGCTAACGGGGTTAAAGATGGAATTTAAAGATTTACCACTATCAATCCAGGAGATTGCAGCACAGACACTCCGTCAACGCCTGAACGAACTTGCATTGGAATCGGTAACGAAAAAAGACACTGATAATATAGCTCGTAATGTGCGCGATGCGTTTACCGGATTGTACTCTGTTTCGGTAACAAACAACCAGGATACTGAAGAAGCTGCAAAGCGGATTGCCTCGGCGATGGGTTTTTATGTCGAGGAAAAGTATTCAAAAAAAGAATTCTGGAAAATGGCCAAACGCATCGCAGAGCGAGGTGAAATGCTCTCTGCATCAGGGGATTCATTTTATAACGAAAAAACTGATAACTCCTGTTTGCGTGATTTGCTCTCGCTGCTTGATAAGTTCGGAATAATAATGACCGGCACTGCTCTGGCTGATTTCACTTATAGCGCAATTTGTCATAATGGAGAACCATGTCCGCCAGAATTAATAATCACCCCCGGCAATCATCCGAGGGTAAAAATACGAGCGATTCAGGAGCACTGGTTTAATCCAGTTCCACAAGACGAGGACGCGGTAAAACCTCTATAGGTCCCGTATAGCCTGACGCTCTTTTGACATTGAGAATTTTATTTAACTTGTCAGCCTGATACTGACTTGGTTTCACAAATATCCCATCAAGTTTTGATATGTGGAATACACCGTGTTTCGGGCAATCAAAAATATAATAACCATTCTTCTCTGAAAAATCAGACGAAGAATTACAGGCTGGGCATAGTTTTGTTGGCATTTTATCCTCCATTGAGATGCGGTTAAAAATGGAGACCAACACGCTGTCACGTGTGGTCGTGCGCCGGACACGGATAAGAATCCGGCACTGACAGTTTACTGAAAGGATATATCCCTGAAAAGTCAGGGCATAACGCGAAAGCGCACGGCGAAGTCATTTCTCCCTCTGTTGCGTGCCGCCGGCATCTTCGCCCGTGCGCTTCCGGTTGTGGCAATCCGCGAAATGGCGCGGCGGTAAGTATGGCGGGGTGATTCCTTCCCCGTTGAGGACACCGGGTTGTCAGGTTGACCATACGCTTAAGTGACAACCCCGCTGCAACGCCCTCTGCTATCAATTTTCTGGTGACGTTTGGCGGTATCAGTTTTACTCCGTGACTGCTCTACCGCCCTTTTTAAAGTGAATTGTGTGATGCGGTGAATGCGGCTAAGCGCACGCGGAACAGTTAAAACCAAAAACAGTGTTATGGGTGGATTCTCTGTATCCGGCGTTAATTGTTAACTGGTTAACGTCACCTGGAGGCACCAGGCACCGCATCACAAAATTCATTGTTGAGGACGCGATA